CGGAGAGTTTTGTCCTCCCCTTATCCTCTCCGACCACCTTAAAATCACCTTCAATAAAAGCAGATGGATGTTGTTTTCTTATTTCAGAGAGTCTGGCTACTATTTCTTCACGAGATAATTGATCTAATTGATGCGTTGTTTCTCTTCGATCTATAGTTAAACCTCCAAGTGCAGAGCGTATCTTCTCGGCATTAATCGCAGATGAGAATTGACCTTCTGCCTCTGCACCACGACTTAAATCATGAAGACGTTTGAGTTGACCTATAAGACTAACACCATATTTCTTTTCTCTAATCTCTCGGAGTTCTTTAAGATGTTCAGTTACCAAAGGGAAGTCACGACCATTCAACAAAAGACTTGCAGTTTTATATGCTTGTCCTTCGGAATAACCTGCTCTTCTCGCACATTCGGCATTACTGTAGATGCCTTCACAAACAAGTTTGCAAAATTCTTTTTGTCTATTAGTAAGGAATTTTTCTTTAGCCATAAAAATATAATAGGTTTATTCTCATATTATTTCAATTCAAAACGAAAAAAAATGTTTGCGGCTTCAGTTTGTCCTACTCAAGTGTGCCAAGTGTGCCATACAAGTGTGCCATACTATTTAAACTCTACTAACGATTACAGAAGAATTTGTACACTTGTACACTTGTACACCTATTTTGAAAAAAATAAAAATAAAATAAAAAATTATGAGAGAAATACTATATAAATTAAAACTGCTTGACTTTTATAAGATAATTTAGGACAATTAATAAAAACTTAGGAGTGCAAAAATGGAAACTTTAGATAGAAGAGTAGACATGCCTATAGAAGAAGCGATTAACAGACTAGAAAGAGTTGTATCTGATAATTGTGAAGACCTAAGAAAGATAGACGGAGGTTATATCTATGCAGAAGAACTTATGTCGGCCTGGAAAAAAATTGTGAACGAAACAAACTTATAAATGTTTAAAGCAATACTACTAGTTTGCTCCTTGGTTCATGGATCGGGAGACAATATGAAATGTTTTGAGCTTCATGATATGGAAGCTCCCAATGGATACATTACTAAAAAGCAATGTATGGGTAGGGTACATGAGATGGTAGACATAGCACGAAGCATGGTGCCATTTCCGTATCAAATAAAATATAAATGTGAAAAAACAATGGAGAGGACATAAGGGGACAAATGAATTGTGTAAAATGTAATAGTGCTACGTCTGTTGTAGATAGCAGACCTCAAGAAACATCTGCCGTCAAAAGAAGACGTAAGTGTAGTGATTGTGGACATAGGTTTAATACAATAGAACAAGTGTTAACAGAGGCGACTGTTGTAAAGACAGTTGTTGTGAAAGAAACAGTAAAGGTAAGAAAGCCGAAAGTAAAACCTCTTGATCCATTTGATGATCCAAGTTATTTGGAAACATTAAGTGATTTTGAGCTTGAAGAATTAATAGGAGGATAAGATGGCAGAAAAAGAATTAGGAGTAGATTGGGAATATGGCCCCAATGGAGAGCATTTAGAATATAAAACGCATTGTATGCCTCGTTGTCCGAGATGCCAAGGTGCTTTACAAACAGTTAATATACATGGACATGAACAATGTGTCTTGTGCCATAGTATTGTTGATGATTGTTGTCAGGGGTCACAATTAAAATGAGTGACAATGTAATTAAATTTCCATATAAAGTTAAGAGGACAGGTAAACCCGTACCTTTGGTATGTGAGATAGCTGCACAACAATTTGATCAAGTTATGATTGTAGGAACGAATACTAAAGACGGATATGTTCAAATGATCACAACTATGAAAGACCCAGCCGAGGTGCTTTGGCACCTTGAGTCTGCAAAATTTGGTATAATGAATGGACTTGAAGAAGAGGAGGAGAATGATGAGTAAACAGAATGAAAAAAAAGGTATACACTCTAAAGTTAGAGATAACGTCATCCCTTTTCCCAAACCATCCACACCTAGCAGTAGCAGTAGCGAAGAAGATGTGGGAGGTGGGGAGAGATACACAATCCATTTCGAGCCAGATTGGGACGGATGGGGAGACGATTCAGAAGATAGCAAAACTTGAAGGTTGGAAAAGAAAAGAAAGAAATTTTCTTGATGGTTGGGGTGGTTATTGGGGACCTTACTTAACAACAGAAGAAGAAAGAGAATTACCAGATTGGGATTGGAGTGGAACTGATCATCCTGATGCAGTTAAACCCGAAGAGCCATACAGAGGAAAGAGAACGACAAGACAATCAGCGAGTTCATCATTACTCAACGACATATAAGGGGACAATATGCAATTCAAATACAAGACAAAGCCTTATGCTCATCAAGAGGAGGCTTTACAAAAAAGTTATGACAAGAAAAATTTTGCATACTTTATGGAGATGGGTTGTGGTAAATCAAAAGTATTACTCGATAACATCTATTGGTTATGGCAGCAGAAATTAATTGATACGGCAATTATAGTCGCACCAAAAGGTGTCTATATGAATTGGAAAAACAATGAGATACCAATTCATTTACCCGATGATATGGATCCCGATATATATTTATGGAAAGCTAGTGCAACAAGGAACGAAAAGAAAAAATTAGCAGAGGGAACAACCAAGAGAGATAAGTTTAGAATATTATTAATGAATGTAGAATCATTCGTTACTAAAAAAGCACCCGTGTTCCTTGAATCGTTTACCCACAGAAGTGAATTTATGTTAGCGATTGATGAGTCAACAACAATCAAAAACATGAAAGCGAAACGTACAAAAGCAATAATGAAATTTGGTGGGACTGCCAAGTATAAAAGAATACTAACGGGTTCTCCAATAACACAATCGCCTTTGGATTTATATTCACAATGTGCTTTTCTAAATTCAAAGCTTCTTGGATATGATAGCTATTGGTCTTTCCAAGGACGATTTGCCATAGTCAAACAACAGAGAATGGGCAATCATAGTTTCAATCAAGTTGTTGGTTATAAAAATTTGGAAGAACTAACACAGAAACTAAAACTGTTTGCTCACAGAACAACCAAGAAAGAAGCCTTGGACTTACCCGATAAAATTTATACAACACGGCAAGTTGATTTAACATCAACACAAATAGATCAATACATAAGTATGAAGAAAACATCTGTCATCTTTTTAGAAGAAGGAGACATGGTTACTGCACCCGAAGTTATGACGAGACTTCTTAGACTACAACAATTACTTTGTGGCTATCTTGTTAATGATGATGGAGAGACAGTAGAACTTGCCAACAACAGAATAAAAGTAATGATGGAAGTCATTGAAGAAATGGATGGTAAAGTAATTATATGGTCAAGGTTTCGTTATGACATACGAAAAATTAAAAATGAATTAGCTAAAACCTATGGATCGGGTGCCGTGGTCACTTATTATGGCGACACTTCCCAGGAAGATAGAGACTCGGCAATACATAACTTTCAAACAAATCCAGAGACAAGATTCTTTGTTAGTAATGCACAAACGGGGGGCCGTGGTATAACATTAACGGCTGCCTCAAACGTAATTTATTACTCCAATGATTTTAACCTGGAGTCAAGAAAACAATCAGAAGATAGATGTCATAGAATAGGTCAACATAAACCCGTGCTTTATGTTGATTTAGTGTGCCCCAACACAGTTGATGTACACATCGTTAAGTCCTTGGTACAAAAGGATAAAATAGCAACTAAAACATTAGGAGAGGAAGTATTAGAATGGTTAAAGGTATAAGATCAGAGAAACTAACGGGAACAGCTGGAGAACTTTTTACGGCTTTTGAACTATCATTGCTCGGTGTTCATTGTGACCTGGTTAAACAAGATGGGACAGATATCATAGCGACTAAAGGGCATGGTCTTCCTATGGCTTTAAGAATAGAAGTAAAAACATCTACACATACTAATGAAAGATATAAAAAAAATACAGCTGGAGTAGGTGTTGGAAAGCAGTATAGTTTTACAACAAGTAAAGGTAATCCTAAACGAGCTTATACGAAAGAAGATTGTGATATAATAGCACTAGTTTGCTTACCCGAGAGAAAAATACAATTTCTTCCCGTGGGTATGTGCCGTGGTGTAACTAAAAAAATACATAAAGATGCATTTATAAATGATCCAGATATTACGGCAAGATCATGGAAGTTTGCAGTTGAGAGATGTCTTTACGAAAGCAGTTTTGCAATACAACAATGTGAGGCAAACTTAGAGCCAAGTCATCCGTTAAAAGAAGCGATATAAAAATAAATAAGAAATTATTTGACATTATATTAAATGTTAGGCATAACAATTAAAAGGGAGAATCAAATGGATTCAGAAAAATGGAAATCAGTAGCAGTACCAATCAAAACTTGGAACATGCTAAAAGAATTGTCGCAAGACAATGATCGATCAATAGGTGGTCAGATTTCTTTTCTAACAAAGCAAGAATTTTTGTGGAAAAAGAGTCAGACAAATTCTATTGACAATATACAAGCTAGGGGTTAAAACCTTAGAACCAAATACCGAAGGGTATAAACTTTAATCGAGAAGGAGAGAAAGATGAGTGATGTGTTTTCACTGTTTGAAGAAGAAGCTGCCAACCCTCAAGCATTTGACAAGGTTGGAGAAGATGGTACTAAAAGACTATCTTCACTTATTAGGCAAACTGTTGACTTAAATAAACAAGTCAAGGATGCCGAAAAATATCTGAAAGACTTGCAGTACAAAAAGCGAACTATTGATGAGGAGGACATACCTTCATTAATGGAAGAGCTTGGAGTACAAAGTCTGACAGTAGATGGTAACAAAGTCTCCGTAGAAAAATTTGTATCAGCAAGAATTCCTGAAGATAAGAAGGCAGAAGCATTTAACTTTCTGCGTTCTATTGGCGAGGCTGATATAATTAAGAACGAAGTCGTTGTTCAATTTGGGATGGGTCAAGATAATGTAGCGGGGGCCGTGCTTGATGATTTATCAAAGCAAGGGCTAAATCCTGCCCAAAAAACTCATATACACCCAATGACTTTAAGGACATGGATAAAGAACAGAATCGAAGACGGTCAAGAGGTCGATTTCGATACGTTTGGAGTTTATGTTGGTAACCGTGCAAAGATAAAAGGAGGTCAGTAATGTCCCAAGCAGTAGCACAAAAAGCAAAGACAGAAGTAGCAGTGTCAGATTTATCTTCATTACTTGAAGAGGAAGCTGGAGCTGGTCTTGAAAACTTCACAACAGACGATATGCAAATACCTTTCATAAGGATACTACAAGCATTATCGCCACAATTAAACAAGCAAGACAGTATGTATTTAAAGGGAGCCGAACAAGGCGATATCTTTAATACAGTGTCACAACAAGTATTCAAAGCAGATGATGGAATAATTGTTGTACCTTGTTTCTTTGAAAAGAAATTCCTGGAGTTCGCCCTTAGATCAAGTGGTGGTGGTTTTATTAGAGAACTATCTCCCGATGATAAGGATATAACTTTAACAACTCGTGAAGGTGCGGCAGAAATTTTGCCATCTGGTAATGAGTTGGTTAGGACACATCAACATCTCGTGCAAGTGATGGATCCCGACACAAAGTTAAGCACTCCAGCAGTTCTTGATATGAAGAAGACACAGTTAAAAGTCTCTCGTAGATGGAACACAATGAAGAATGGTATAAGATTACCTTCGGGTAAACCTATGCCACTTTACGGAACTGCATGGTCTATTAAGACTATTGCAGAAAGCAACGATCAAGGTAGTTGGTATAATTATAAGGTTGATCGTGTAACTGAGATGTCAAAGGAACTAGAATCTATGATGTTAGAGGCTAGGACTATGTATCAAAGTTTTAGAAAAGGGGAAATTAAAATGGCTGCGGCTTCTGCCGATGAAATGTCATCAAGTCAGAAGGATGAAGAAATACCGTTTTAATTAATCAGAGCCGTGGCTATGTCCTCCAAGTCACGGCTCTTTTTTCTATGGAGTGAAGAGTGAATTTAGCAGAAGAATTAATGAAAGCATTTGAAGGCTTTCGATCAGCACATGGTCAGACAGAAGTGTCCACTCAACGAATGGCTGGTAAACAAAAAGCAAAATCTTATATAGTAAGAAATCCCTTAACATTAGAATTAGTACAAAGACACATAGATGGTAAACAAGGTGTCGGTGCTATACCTATCAATGAAGATAACAAATGTAAATTTGGTGCTTTAGATATAGATCAATATCCTCTTGACCATAATGAATTAATAGATAAATTAGAAAAGTTCAATGTTCCGTGTATCGTGTGCCGTAGTAAATCTGGTGGTGCACATATATTCTTTTTCTTTGAGGAGTGGATGAATGCGAGTGATTTTAGAGACAAGGCTGCTGAAATATCTGCTGCTCTTGGGCATGGTCGGTGTGAGATATTCCCGAAGCAAGAACAAGTTCTTGTCGAGAGGGGCGATGTGGGTAACTTCATTAATTTGCCGTATTTTGATTCGGAGCAAACTTTCCGCTATGCGATCCTCAAAACAGAAGGAACGTATAAAGATGCGACACTACAAGAATTCATTGAAGCGATACAAAAAGTCAAAACGAAACCAAAAGATTTCTTAAAGATACCAATCGGTGGGGCAGTAGAATTATATCCTAATTATGTTCCGTGCTTACGTTCATTGATGTCAATAGGTATATTCGAAGGGGGAAGAAACCGAGCTGCTTTTCACCTTGGTGTTTTTTTACAGAGAGCATTTCCTCAAGATTGGAAATCTAAATTAGAAGAACACAATGCAAAAGATTTTACTCCACCACTTACTGCATCAGAAGTTGTGGCAATACAAAACACATTAGAAAAAAAAGAATATCAGTATCTTTGTAAAGAAGAACCTATGTCTTCTCATTGTAATCAGAGTGTGTGTAGAACTTTAAAACATGGTATCGGTGTTGGATCAATGCCTACGATTAGTGGACTATCTGTTATCTTATCGGAGCCAAGACTATGGTTCGTGGATATAGGTGGGAGAAGATTAGAACTAACAACAGATGAACTACAAACTCCAAGACTATTCCAGAGAGCATGTATGGAACAATTAAATTTCATGCCTCCTAAATTAAAAGATAGTTTATGGGAAGAACAGATTAATGGCTTATTGGAAAATTGTAATGAGATAAATGTACCCGAGGAACTTACATACAAAGGACAATTTATATCTCTGTTAGAAACATATTGCACAGGTAGAGTTCAAGCACAAACCTTTGAAGAGATTATGTTAGGTAAACCATACACTGAAACAGAAGACAGTAAGACATACTTTAGACTTGAATCCCTTATGGAGTTCATGAGGCAGAAAAAGTTTGATACTTATACGAGGGCACAAGTTCAAGAGAGGATTAAAGAAATAAATAATGGGGATAGTTCAGTGTTAAAAAAATTTAAAACATCTACAGGTAATTGGAAAACTGTCAGAGTTTGGTGGATTCCAGAAATCACATCCGAGGTAGAGGTAAGCAATCTTAAAATAGAAGCAGGGGAGGCACCATTCTAATGGAAACTGTAATTTTTGGACCACCTGGCACAGGCAAAACTACAACCTTAATTGATATAATTAAGAAATCAATACAAGATGGTATGGATCCAACCAAGATTGCCTTCATGTCTTTTAGTCGTAAAGCGGCAACTGAAGCTAGAGATAGATCGGCAATAGAACTTGGTTTAGATACAAAGCAGATGATTTACTTTAGAACATTACATTCACTTGCTTTTACATGGTTAGGCTTAGATATAAAGTCAGTTTTTAAAGGGTCTGATTACAATGATCTTGGTAAACTTCATGGATTAGAATTTAGATCTGCACCGACAATTAGTTTAGAAGAGGGACCTTTGTTTCAAATAGGAGCTGGTGGAGATAAATATATGTCTCTTATACAAATGGCTCGTGTTAGAGAAGTAAGTTTAGAACAACAGTTTAATGATGCCTGGGATCACACACTACATTGGCAACAATTAAAAGTTTTAGATAAAGGATATCGTGATTATAAAAAGGCAAAAAACAAATTAGATTTTGTTGACATGATAGAAAAATTTATATGGCAAGGCACATCTCCCGAGTTTGATTTACTTATTATAGACGAGGCACAAGATTTAGCACCTCTACAATGGAGGATGGTCAAAGAAGTTTTAGTTCCTAATTCAAAAAAAGTTTATTATGCTGGAGATGACGATCAAGCTATATATACTTGGATGGGTGTGAAGGTTTCTGACTTTCTAAATGCATGTGAAGATAAATTATTCTTAACAAAATCGTTTCGTGTACCGACTGCCGTGCATGAGTTTTCTCAAAACCTTATAAAGAAAGTCTCTACCAGACAAACAAAAAATTGGCAACCCACTAAAAAAGATGGCACCATAACATGGCATCGAGATATACTTGATGTAGACTTAACTAGTGGCGAATGGTTGGTACTTGCAAGAACTAATTACATTACAAATAAAGTATGTAATCGTCTTAAAGAAGACGGCTATCTCTATTGGAGAGAGGGCACTGGTTGGTCTATTTCCCCAAATGTTATCAACGGAATAGAGGTATGGCTAAAACTATGCAAAAACCAAAGCTTGTCTACATCAGAACTGAAGAACTTTGCGAAAATATTGAGCCCGAATATTATTTGCAAACTTGGGAGAAAGCTACTGTCCCTCGGTATAGGTACCGAACCAACTTATACTCTAGACGACATTATAGAGAATTGCAGTTTGAACGCTACACACGAGACTCCGTGGCAGAAAGTCTTGAAAGTATCGGATCAGGAAGTAGCATATATAATGTCAGTGAGGAGACGAGGGGAGAAGATTCTAACGGGGAAACCGAGGATTCGGATATCGACAATACACAAAGCCAAAGGTGGAGAGGCGGATAACGTAGCTCTGCTTCTTGACTCAACCAAGGCCTGCGTAGAAAGTTTAGATCAAGATTCTGAGATAAGAACTTTTTATGTGGGAGCAACTCGTGCTAAAAAAACATTGCACTTAATTGAATCAAACGCATTACATAAGTTTAACATATGACAAAGATATGGATCTTACAAAAGAACAAAGAGGGACATATTTTTTGGGATAGCTATGCTCATGACGAATGCATATTATTAGATACAACGATGGAGAATCCTTTTGATAAAGAAAGACAGAGAATATTTTTTAAAAGAAGCAGAGAAACTAATCAACGGACAAAGAGCTAAAGAGTATGGACCTGCTAAAAAGAATCATCAACGTATAGCCGATATATGGACTATATTATTAGATAAAAAATTAAATGGTGCAATCACTCCAGAGGAAGTTGTGGCTTGTATGATCGGTGTTAAGGTAGCTCGTCTTGCCGAAGATATTTCAAAAGACGATTCTTGGACAGACGTTATTGGCTATGCGGCTTTAGGTGGAGAAATTATAAATGACAAATCATGATCAATATCACTTACTAGATCAAGACATAAAAGATGTTTCTTGGGGAAATGTAGACACGGATTGGGAGCCACCTCAAACACTTCCAGATTTATCACAACATAAAACTATATCTATTGACTTAGAAACAAAAGATTCAAACCTTTTAACTCTTGGGCCTGGGTGGACTAGAAAAGATGGATACATAATAGGTATAGCAGTTGGAGCTGGCGACAGTGCTTGGTATTTCCCTACGGCACATAAGGTAGGAAACATGCCAAAGAATGCTGTGTACAGTTGGTTAACAAAACTTTGTGCAGACGAAACAATAAGTAAAGTATTTCATAATGCATTGTACGATTTAGGTTGGTTAAGAGCTGAGGGTATAGAAGTTAAGGGTAAGATTATAGATACTATGATTGCTGCTCCTTTGTTAGATGAGAATAGAAAGTGGTACAATTTAAATTCTCTTGCTCGAGATTATCTTGGAGAATATAAAGATGAAAAATTATTAAAGTCTGCAGCAGCCGAGTTTGGTGTTGATCCAAAATCTGGTATGTGGCAACTGCCTCCTAGATATGTCGGAAAGTATGCCGAACAAGACGCTTTAATAACTTTAAAGCTTTGGGAAAATTTAAGAAAAAAAATAACTCAAGAAGAGTGCACAAGTATCTTTGAATTAGAGAGTAGTTTACTGCCTGTACTATTTGAGATGAAAACTAAAGGTGTTCGTGTTGATGTTCAAAAAGCAGAAAAAACAAAGAAAGATTTAGCTAAGATAGAAAAATCACTTATACAAGAGATAGTCAAAGAAACTGGAGTCACGATTGAACCGTGGGTCGCCACATCTGTAGCAAAGGTCTTTGATGCTGTGGGTCTTCCGTATTCTCGCACAGAAAAGTCCGGGGCTCCCATGTTTACAAAACAAGTTCTTGCTAATAACACTCATCCAATTGCACAAAAGATTATAAAAATTAGAGAAATAAACAAAGCCAATACAACATTTGTTGATACTATTCTTGAACACTCGCATAATGGTAGAATACATTGTGATTTTCACTCCCTTAGATCTGATGGTGGAGGAACTGTAACAGGACGATTTAGTTCAAGCAACCCCAATTTGCAACAGATTCCTGCACGAGATCCTGAGATCAAAAAATTAATTCGTGGTTTGTTTATCCCGGAGGAGGGCCACAAATGGGGTTCCTTTGATTATGCATCACAAGAACCAAGATGGTTAGTTCATTATTGTGCTACCTTGACAGGCATAGATAGACATCCACAGATTGATGGAGTTGTTGATAATTATCGTAAAGGTCTTGCTGATTTTCATCAGATGGTAGCGGACATGGCAGGAATTAAACGTAAAGAAGCTAAGACAGTTAATCTAGGTATTATGTATGGAATGGGTAAAGGTAAATTAGCCAACGTCATGGATATAGAAGTAGAAGAAGCAGAGAAATTAATAAATACATATAATGAGAGAGTTCCTTTTCTAAAAGCTTTATCTGAAAAAGCTATGAATCGTGCAAAAGATCATGGAGTTATTAGAACTTGGTTGGGCCGTAAGTGTAGATTTGATATGTATGAACCCGTGTCCTTTGGATTTAACAAAGCCTTGCCTATGAAAGAAGCCATAAATGAATATGGAAGTAAAGGTAGAATCAGAAGAGCCTACACCTACAAAGCTTTGAACAGACTAATCCAAGGATCGAGTGCTGATCAAACCAAGAAAGCTATGGTTGAGTGTTACAAAGAAGGATTGTGTCCAACACTAACTGTGCATGATGAATTATGTTTTAATATTGAAAATCAAAAACAAGCTGACAAGATTGTAGAAATTATGACAACTTGTGTTCCTGATTTAAAAATACCTTTTGAAGTAGACACTGCCCTTTGTGATAATTGGGGAGAGGTAGACTAGTAAGTAGATTTTGCATACAAATCATGTAGCTCGGACATAGGATCATTTACAGGTTTTTCTTTTTCAAAAATTTCGTATGCATGAGATCTAATATTTGATCTGTGTATACCTATATCTTTTAGCGTGGCATCATCCAAACTGTGTAAAGCTGTAATTGTTCTTCCTATCTTAAATTTATAAAACCAATTCGATAACATTCGTGTTTCCTTTTTTTATGTTTGTGCTTAACTCTGCATTTTTATTTATACATTTATTCTCAACAATAGAGAACAGAGCAAAAATGAAAGATATTGTTGCTAAAAAGGCATGAATTAATTCTATGCTATGTATCGTAAATAGGTAAAAGAGAAGGCTATTCTAGGTAGGAATCATACCAGAGCAGTTTGTTTCAGCGATCCTGAGGCATCTGAGAGCCTCGTTTTTCAAGTGTTTTCATAATTTCTGCTCGTTTCTGGCCTGAAAGCTTTGACCACACAGATATCTCATCAAGTGTTCTAAAACACCCTACACATATATTATTTTTTATTTGGCAGACGTTTAGGCACGGGCTTACAATATGCTGTGATCTTTCTTGTCTTGTCATTGGGGTATGGAATCTCTGGTTGTTCGTTTAATCGTCTAGCAAAATATAGACAATCATTAACATTTGGAAATGTTTGATCTTGATTAATTATTATTGTGCCTATCATATAGACTAAAGCAAACTCTATCATTCATCTTTGGTTTTCCAAAAGTATTCATCAGTATCACCAAGTCTAAATCTTTGACCATTCTCAACTTGATACTCTATTGTACTGACTTTAAAGTCTGGCTGCAATGGCTTCTCTGGAGTTAAAGAATTATCATACACTTTCATTCTATTGTTTGGATACAAACAAAACTGCCCATTCTTTAATTCTAAAAGATTAAATGATTTATGTTCTGCTGGTTTTTCGCTAGTTGAGTAATCAACTACATTTGGATTTTCATGATAATTATCTATTGTACAAATGTAAGAACCCGTCATTATACCGTGATCTCTGGTAAGAATTTCAAAGTCCATTGATCCTATGAATTGTTTACAAATAGACACCACGCCATAATCCATACAATTCCAAAACTGAAGATTGTAAAGATCCATATCTGGGGTCGGGGTATCGGGGCTTGATACGAATGCTGAAATAGGTAGTTTGTCATACAAAGCACCATAATCAGGAAGGTAAGTTTCAAAGTAAAAACTTCTACCAGGAATAGATTTTGCAGTAACCCAGACACCTTTTACAAATTCCCCATGTCCATCTTCAAGATCTCTTAAATATTCTTTTCGAACCCACACATCTACGGAAGGCAAGTTGCAAATGAGTGTAGACATTAATGCATTGTCTCTTTAGGTATATCACCAATATTTACTAAAGGTTCTGACATGTAGCTATCGTGATAGTCACCATAAAAAGTATGACTTCTCATATGTGTTTCTTTGACAAGTTGTCCTTTTTTTATTTTTAAAACAATAAATTGTTGCATGATTACTGTATCATCATCTTTTTTTTCTATTGCTCTTTTGAAAGGACCTTCTTTCATTATATTATTCCTTTTGTGTAACCATTTTGTCTTGTATATGTTAACACTTCTTTTCTATTTGCATTTTCGTTTACATAAGATACATGAACCCAACCAGAGTTTGGCTCAATACCATCCCAACATTCTAATATAAGTTGATCAAAGTTTAAATTATTTTCTATATATTTTGCAAGATCATAGTTACTTACGCCATAGATTTCTATATCTGCCGCTTCTCCATCACAATGTTGTGAGGTAGATTTTGATCCAATAGCTTCACACAAGGCTGGACTACGGTATCCAGAATTGATTGTTACTGGCTTGCCAAAAGCAGATCTAACTCGTTCCAATACGTTAAGACACAATTCTACCATTGCTATAGTATGTATCTCATTTGGGTTGTTTTGTATTCCTTTTCTTTCGGCTGTCTGAGATTTAGTAAATTCAATTACTGAAAAGTTGTCTGATAGTTTCATCTATTCCTCGCTATTTGCATATTTTTTAAAACGTCTTCTGGATTATCTCCTAATATAGACGGACTAACTGGTGTAGTCGAGCCAAAAATACTTGATAGAGGAGTATTAATTTTATTCTCAGATGCTTGTGGTCTTGTAGCTAACAAAGGAGCAGCCAAAGGACTTAAAGGTCCTCTTACTTGCTCTCCTTCGTTCATTAAATTAAATCTTTGAACTTTATCAAGATTAATAGGCTTAAACATTCCTGGTGCTTCCTTGTCTAAAGGTTGTCTTTTAGCACTTAATTTTAAACCATTTCTTAACATGTAGGCTCTGTTCAAAGCAGAAGTTGGAACTCTAACTTTCTTTTTTCTTAACTCTGACATTTTATCCTTACTTGGTCTAAAAGGAATATATTTATCTCTCATCAAAGCACTTCTTTCTTTTACACCCAATGCCGCATCTTTCAAACCTTTTCTTAATAGTCTATCTGAAGCACCCAACTTTTTTAAATCTTGAATGTTTAATCTCATTTCTCTGAATGTTGTTAATCGTGCATCATCTGCTTGTTTGTATGCCTCGATTATTTGATCAGAGGAGGGTTTTTCTTGACGAACAACTTGATTGAAAATGGAGGCGGCTTTGGATCTATTTTCCTTAAATTCTTGAGATTTAAATCCTAATATTCTTTCTTTGTCTATTGTTTGAGTTCCAATACCAGTAAAAGCTCTGAACAATTCACCTGCCGGTGTATAGTCTCTGCCAGTGGTTGGTTCTTTCTTTTCTCCAAAACCAATACCTCTTGCAAATCTACCAAATTCTATTCCTTTTACAGGTGTGGTTATTTTACCTCTTTCGTAAAGTCCAGTTAGTCCAGCCTCTGCTCCTATAGGAACCCTTACAGGTAGAATTCCAGGGTTAAAAGTATTCATTACATGAATCATAGACTTTTCAAACTGTCTTAACTTACTATCTTCTGTATTATAAATTTTAGCACCAGATCTGGTTTCTCCATTTCTTCCAATTAAAGGAGCATCTATAGGCATAACATCAGCAATTGCAGAAAAGATCATTGATTCGTCTAGAAAAGGATTAAAGAATTCTGTCATGGATTCCCACATGGATCGGGTAACAGTGTCCACAACACCTTCTTTTAATTTACCACTTGTATCTATACCAGTGATAGCAGCTCTTATTGGTCTAAGCAACAAGTCATATGGATTAGTGTGACTAAAATCAATAAATTCTAGATTACCTTTTTTGTCTCTACCCACGGGTATAAACTGAGAATTTCTTTGATAAGGTGCAGATAATCTTTGTGCTGCTTTTATTTCTTCTTCATTTGTACCCGTCATGTATTGACCAAAATTTTGTAGTTGAGTACCCACTGTACCAAAAGCAGTCATGGCACCCATCATGCGTCTAACACCAATCTCTCTTATCGCAGCTTCATTGCTTCCCATTTCTTTTAGAGCAACATTGATTGTATTAAAACCAGTTCTCATTATTTCAGCAGGGAAAGATATAAAGTTACCTAATGGTAGTTTTCTCAAACCTTTAATCGCTTCTGGTGTTAGGTCGTAGTTAGGAACTAAGTTTCTTACATTATCAGTAGCAGTGCTCTCAACCATTTCATCCATGTAATTTGCTATCTTAGTATTAGTATCTAAGCCATCAATCTTACCACCCATAGATGCAATCAATCTTTTGTTAGCGTCTGCTCTAGCAGTATTAATAAGTATGCCTTGTCTTTTTATATCAAGATTAGCAAAGTTTTCTCTACCAAAACTGTTTATTCTTTTTTGAACTTCACTATTTATTATTTTTCTTTGAGCTTGTCTTATTTTATTTTTTTCAAAAGTATAATTATATATTTTCCAAATATCATCACCACCTCTGTACAAGTCTTCACTGAATTGTAAAAACTTACCAATGTATGGAATATCTTTAGATTTTTTTATATACTTTGCTCCTTGTTCTGGAATGTCTGCTGCTCTTTCTATATCCGTAGCAGTCTTTCTGTACCCTAATCCTTTTTGAATATTATCTAAGATTTCACGAAGATTAGCGGAACTTCCGACAACACCTTGCTTTTGTAGTTTAGCTAAAAAGTTAAGAGCCTCTTCGTCTTGTTTAAAATCAAAACCTAAAGTTTTTACAGATCTTCCTTTGTCTATAATATCTCTTAGAACCATATCAACAGATTCAAATACGTTAGCTCCCTTACCTATGTTACCTTGAGCTAAAGCAAACATGGCAGCAGATGTTACGTTTCTAACTTGTGTGTAAGGAGATAAAATTGTTTTTGCATATTGAGACATACCCTTCATCTTTAAGAAAGGTGCATACATAGCTCTTATTATTTCAGTGGCAGAATTCTCTGATTGAACTTGAGTAGAAAGAGATTTATATAATGCTTTAGGAACAGCATAACCAAACATAGCACCATATGGACTTGTGCCCATTATGTTTCTTTCGTTTAAGTTGTTTCCTTCTGTTCTACCTAAAATGTGTAAATCTTTCGTTCTTCTTTTCATAGCTTCAAAAGCATCAAATCTTTGTGCATCTGTTAGCTCATCAATGTTTAAGTTTCTTCTAGCCGCATAATTTTCTAAAAATTTATTAGTATCTATAAAAGCATCATTTACAAAATCTTGTTCTTTTTCTAGTCTTTCTTCTGCAACACCTTGTTGTCTTGCTTGATTATTTCTAGCTCTAATCTCATCGTTAGCTTGTCTAATCAAAACATTTTTTTCTGCTGTTTCTAAAATAGATTTGTCCGCCATATTTTTAAAAGTAGTGTAGTAAGCGTCTGTTGATAAGAAACCAGAAAGTTCTGCTACAGTAGATATGTATGCCTCTCTAGGATCTTTTATTTGTCCGTAAATTTGTTGAATGATTTTATCATCAACTTTAGTTTTATTAATTAAAGATGGATTAAGTCTATCTATTATATATCTAGTTGAAGATGGAGATTTGTCAAAACCTGCTCTGTCTTTGGCTAATTTAAAAACTTGATCGATATATATATCTGCTTGTCTTTGAGTAATATTATAGTTGCCATCTTTAAAAGACTGAACATCATCTGCACTAAGTCTTATTTGATCGGACAGTCCTGGCTTACTATTTAATATTTTCTGCATGTGTTCGATGTTAACGGTGCTTCCACCATCTTGACCAAATCTACCTGTGATTTGATCTCTAATAGCTTGTTTAGCAGCAGGTGTTACTTTGTAATTTTTATTACTAAATATTTGATATTTTCTTTGTAAATATCCACCAGAAGATATTTGATCTTTTATCGCTTGACTAAAAGTTGCTTGATCCATAATACCTTCTTTAGCTGCAACTTCGGGCAAAGCTTTAAAAGCACCTGTCTTTTCCATTAATTTAGATAAATTATCTATGACATTTTTTGCTTCTTCAAATTTTTTAAATAAAGCGAAACTTAAAGGATTATCTGGTGAAGAATTAAACTCACTAAATTTAGTCCCTTCTAATACATCCATAAAAGAATTCATTAATCTAACTTTTTGATTACCTGATAATCCTCTTATGTCTTCTCTTTTTAACTCTTGAGATATGGCATCATCAATGTTTCTTAATTTTCTTTCAGCTATTTTCACATCACCTTCGATAGCAGGAGCAATTGTTGATCTCATTTTTGCAGTAACTGGATCTAATAAACCTTTATATGTCAATGTTGATGCTACTTTACCAACGGCAGCATCTAAGGTACTTACGGATTCTCCAAGTTTAAATCTTTCTATAGAACCACCAAGTCTTTCTCCAGCCGCATCAATACCTTTTCTTGGAAGGTAGGAAACTATCTCTGCTACACTAGTGCCACCTTTACCAACTGGAATATTAGCAGAAGCTAAAGCAGTGGTTCCTTTTAAAAATCCTTTTATAGCACTTGGAATAACTGCTGTGGCTATTGCTCCTTCTGCACCCATATGAACCTTGTTCATCAATCTACGATAAGAATCCTCTCGTCCTTGGAGCCCGAGTCTTTTATCTGTTTGAAAAGGACCTTGTTCAAAAAAGTCAGACACCGTTTCAGTATTATCAGTAGATACAATAGCGTCTGCCAAACCTGCGGCACCAATTTGTTGAATAGCTATACCCGTTTTTCTGGCTCTACTTATATTACCACCTTTTTGAGCAAGCTTTGCAGCTCGTCTAAAATTTTTAGTAATACCTAAAGTACCTTTGGCTACTAAACCTGCAGCACCTAAACCTGGTACACCAAACTGAACAAGTCCTTCTGTTATCTTTCCCGTCATACCGGCAGGATCAATACCTAATTTATTTCGAAGAGCTATTCCTCCCTCTTCAACATCTCTAGCTAATGTTTTTGTAGCACCAGAGAGATCTGATAGTATTCCAACAAATTCACCCACACCTTGGAACATACCTATAACACCAGAAGCAACACCTTCGCCCATTTCTGTTAGAAAACCTTCGTACTTAGGATTTTGATATGTACCTTTAGGAGCCGTGGATCGTGTTTCGGAAGACGCTGGTTGTTTAGCTAAATAAGTTTTAATTCTTCCAATGGCTTCTTCGTCAGAAATACCATCTTCGAAGGTATAGTCCACACCTCCGTAGTTCAGAGTCTTACTCATTAGGATTTACCTTGGCTCAAGTCGATAGAAGTGTCTTTAAATAATTTAGGAAACATTTTAATTGGAGCAGTACCTATCTGAATGTCTCCGTTCTCATCCAGTTTATCTTCTGTAAGATACTTTTTAACCTCTGTATAAGGTATTGAATTTATATCAATTAAAGCTCCTTGATCGGCATACTGTCTAACTTGAGCTAACAAAGTCTCACCTGCTAAATCTGGTCTTTCTCCAGCATCTTTTATCCAATCTTTTTGAATTTTTTGCCATTGGTTTTGAAAAGTTCCATCATTGTTTTTTCCGTCCTCTGTAAAAACAACACCAACACCAGCTACAGATTTACCTTTATTAATTTCTATATTTTTTTCTGTTTCTGTTTTTCTGTATGTTCTAGTATTATCATAAATATCTTTGGCGATCTTTATACCCTCTGGAGTAAAAGAGTAAGAATTAGGATTAGAGATGTCTACAGTATCCATAGTAAATCCTTCTTTAGGTTTAATTAAGCCTAACATGAAAGGAGTGGAAATAGCTTTATTATTTATCATTGCATTTTTAAGTGCCGCTTTAATTTTATCATCACTTAATTCTTTTGTTTGATCCATCTTTTTAAGTTCAACCAAATAGTTTAGGTTAAATTTCTTTTCTTCAAAATCAGCATTTGCTTTGGCAATTTCATCTTGCCTCATTTGACCAACTTCTGTCTGAGTTATATTGAAAATTTTTGCTTTCTTTTCTAAATCCAATGCTTCTTCTGCCAACTGCTCTGATCTTTTAGAGCTCAACAATCTATACATAACATTGGTTGATTCTTTTCTGTCTGCTCTAAGATCATCTTTTAAATCACCAACATCTTTTCCAAAACTCTGTAATCCGGCACCAAAACCTTTGGCTATATTAGTCAAGGCACTAGAGCTTTCGCCTGCGGCAACTTGAAGTCCAGCATTCATTAAGTTAAACCAAAACGCTTGTCTTCTATCGGAGTCATAATTTTTTTCTAAGTCTCTAGGATCATAACCGAGTAGCTTGATACCCTCATCATAAACATCCTCAAGTCCAATCTCTTTGCCTTCTTTATTGAGTTCTCCAGTTAAATCTTTTATAGCTTTATTGTATGTCGTACCTGCGATATCGGTATCTTTAAAATCTTTAGTTGTGGCAGTAGCTACTTTTTGCATAGATGCAGTTACATCTGCTTTTGCAGTAATTAGACCTGGATCTTCTGCTGCCGATAAATCTTGCTTACCTCTAAGATTAAGATTTTTACCAAAAGGCATTAGCTTGTTTACATCAAATTCTTCTTTGTTCTCTGTTTCTTTTTCTAAAATATTTTTATTAATATTATTAATGTTTGGCTCTACATTAGGCTCAATATTTTTATTCTTATCTTCTGTTTCTTTTTTTAATTCACTTAACTTATCTCCGATTTTGGAACTACCAATCTCTCCTAATCCAAGAGTATCCCCTTTATTCCTCATAATATTAAATTTAGAAGTACCAAATAATTGATCAAGATTACCAGTGCTTCCAACAGCACCACCAAGATTATATCCTTTAACAGCACCCATCAACTCTGGCGATGATGCAAGAATACCCATAGGTTGTTTAGACATACCCGCTTGACGAAACATTTTTCTTTGTAAAGGATCGTTCATTTAACCTCTCCTTGGGTTTACACCTAAATTAAATAAATTACCAAGACCTCCAGCCGAACCCGCTGCACCAAGACCTGCAATACCTAAACCTAACATTTGAGAAGTGGTGCTTGGACCAGGGCTCGTGGTTTTAGAATAAGTTTGTTGTAATGATGGAACACCTCTGAAGATATCAGACATAAAACCAATTTGTTGATAAGGCAGTGCTTGCTCTGCAAGAGAATTGGCTTTGTCAATATCAAGTTGTTTCTGAGCTTGACCTTGTTGTAGACCACCAATGCCTAACAATGTGTTTATATCTTGGACACCCATCTGTTGTCCTAACTGTCCAAGAGCTGCTGTTTGCGTTCCCATTTGTCCAATCTGTGCACCAAGAGCACCAGTTGTTTGACCTAACTGACCAGTAAGTTGTGCTTGTTTTAATGCTTGTGATGCTTGTTGTTGTGCTAGACCTTGTGCTTGTGCAAATCCTTGTGATCTCAACTGTGCACCAGTTCGTGCTTGTTGATCCATAACATTTCTTGCAATCTCACCTTGAGCTATACCTTGTCTTGAACCACCAAATGCACCAGAACCTACGGCACTTGCACCTAATTGATTTTGTTGCATTTGACCTTGTCTTGCTATATCAGCTTGTGTTGATGCAATCACATCTTCGGTATACGGATCCATGAACTGTTGATAAGATGAAGGGTCAAAACCTGCTTGTGCAGTTTGCCCTATTGCCGATCCAATTGTTCCAAGTCCAGTGCCCACGGCCCCAATGCCTTGACCAATAGCTTCACTACCTTTTTGTAAAAAAGGTTGAAAAGAACCAACACCTTGTGTTGCACTTGTTATTGCTTGTTGTTGAGCGGGTGATAAATTTGCCAATTGTTGTTTAGAAAAAGGCATTTGTGAGCCAGGACCTGTCAATCCTTTTGCACTAGCAAAAATATCGGCAAGAAATTCTTCTTGAAAAGGAGCTAACCTTACAATTTGTTCTTGTTTAACTTCTTGTGGAGTTGCCATTATGCGGCTCCTTCTAATTGTGACATCATATCATACATTCTTGCGGCCCCAACATTCCTATCGCCACCACCCGCACCTCGAATTGCTTTTGCGGTTAAAACAAATTCACCGTCTGATAACCTAGCAGGCACTGAATCAGAAGTTCCCGTTCCTGGACCGTTGACCTCGCCACCTGCAGCTAGATCTTCTGCTCCTTGTCTTTTTCTATTATCTTCAAAATATTGTTTACGCTCTTCTTCATCATCTAAATTATACATTTTATCGCCAATTCGTCCATACCCTAGTCTAGTTTTACCTACTGGATAGTCACGCATTTTCTCTCCCATTTTTTGTTCTTCTTCTCCCATCAAACCTGCAAGTCCTAAACCTGCTATACCTGCTGTTAATCCTTTGTTATTTTTTACAAAATTACCTATTTGATTTACAATACCACTACCACCAGCTTCTTGAATAGCAGTAACAGGTGTTGTTGTGGTTTGATTTACCATCATTTCTGGGCCCGATATATTACTCATACTTCCAGATGTAGGTAATTTTTCAAAACCTTTACCATATCCACTCATGTATGCAGTACCCCCTGCAAGTGCGGCATTTAATAAAGCTTGTTCTGTGTCTTGTCCTGCTGCAAGAGATCCAATACCCGATCCAATTGAAGCACCCATCGGCCCGCCAAAGTACATACCAATACCCGCTCCAATAATTGGTGCAGCTTTTTTTAATGTTTTAGTAAAATTCTTAAATATACCCATAGCTTATAATACCAAGTAATTGTTAATTTTTCAATCCTATATCTGTGCTAACGCACTTGTTGTTACTCTTGTCTTCGATACATCTTGTATACTTGCCACCACATGTAATCTATTGGCTGTAGCTGCTTGTACTTTTATGGACTCACCACTTTGTAAAACTAGTTCTCGTGTTAGTAGTTCTATAGTTGTGTTAGCTCCAACAGCTTTAACCTTAAATAAACTAAACACCGCATTGCTTGTATCAACTAGTGTTACTGTAATTGTATCAGCATTACCACTATCTTCTGATACCAATATAGATGTTACAATAGCAGCATTAAAGTCTGCGGTTGTTGGCACAGTAAACAAAGTTGTAAGATTTGTTGTAGTCAAATCAACTTTTGCATTTAAAAGACCTTGTATATATTGTGGAATACTGGTGATTAACATTAACGTCTACCATCCTGTCTTATATCAACTCGTGGCGTACCTAACTTATACTTTGTACCCAATGAAGTTGAATCAATCCTAAGTGCAAAAGACCTACCTCGCAATCTATAATCTAGTTTTTCTGTAAATTGTTCAATAGGACTAGTTGCAGATCTTTGTGTCGCACCTTGTGTTGTCTCATTAAAGTTAGACCCTGGGAAGTTCTTGGCTTTCATTGTAAATGAAACATCTGGGTTAACACTTGTTGATCCATCAAACGTAACATCGGGTATAACCCTTTTTAAGAATACAAACTTATCACCATCTCCAATATCGATTGGTGCAGATTCAATAAAAGATGTCATAGCAGAGCCATCATCATCAAATCCGACTTCATGGTTGTATAAATACTGACCACCAGTAGCCATAGGCAATGTTCTTATACCTCTGTCAAGCCATGCTTGTCTTGCAAGTGTGCCATAATACCAAACTTTTTCTATGTAATTATACGCAACATAAGCATCTATTTCTGTGCTATCTTTTGTTGGATAAAACCACAATATTTCACTAAATTCAGAATTTACACCTGCGTGAACTTTATCTCTCTCATCAAAGTTAAAATCTAAGAATACTTTGTCTTTCACTGTACAAGGCAGCTGTTGTGTTTGACCAGAAGCATACAAATAAAATGTATCAACACCCATCCAAAACACCGCATCTTCTATGGCTATAGCTGCTGCTGGACTCATAATTGTTATGTTCTTAGATAATTCTTGCAAACCAAATGTAAATGGCGGACCTATAAACTTCATGGCGTGTAGCGTTTTGTTTGTAAAACATAGTATCTGTTGTTTTGTTTCTACAGCTTGAACAAAGGTTGATCCACCACCAAGTCTTAAATCACCTGCTGTATTTGTAGCTGTTGGAAAAAAATCAACTGGGTTTTCTTGTGAAGAAAATCTGATAAGCAATGGATCTTGTACACCATTACCTTGTGTAGCAGACCTATTTGCACCAAATCCATCACATCCAAAAGCAATCACATGTCTGTCTTGGTCAGACACAAGAATTTGTTTTGCAATTTGTGGAACACTTGTTTGTCCAGAAAAAGCTGTGCTTAATTCAACTGCTCTATTGCCTAAACCATTTGTTCTATCCCAGTAAAATATACCAGAGTCTCTAGCGTTTAATAATAAATCCTCACCAAAGTTATCGTGTGACCATAATCTAATCTGTGCACCGGGCACCGTGATCGATGCTGCACTACCCCAGCCAACAAAGTCATCTGTAGCTAAAGCATTTCCTACTGCTAATCTAACAAGAGTATTGTCGGCATGTGTTGCGGCATCCGTGCCACTATGTCCACGAGCTACGGTCATTGTATTGTCATCCGTGGTTGCCGATACAAGCATAAGCTCATCATCAACTAAAATGACATCGTTAGCTGTGTTCATACCTGTTTCGTCATCTACATCAACGGCAGTCTCACTATCATCTAAGGCTTCATTGAGCTGTGTTGATAAAGCACCAGATGTTGTACCACTCCATTGTCCAGCACCCCAACCAGTTCCACCAACAGTTGTGTTAAGACCCGTGTTTAATTGATATGTACCCACGACACTAGAACCACCATTACCAGTATCAGATCCATTGGCTGCAACACTTGCTGTGATTGTATAAGAGTTTGAGCTTATAATCGTTACAATCTTATATTCTATATTTAAAATAGCAGCCGTAATTGTACCACCTAGCGTAGCTGCACCAGAGAATGTAACAAAATCGTTTTCGTTTGCACCGTGAGCGGGATCGGTAATTGTTATTGTTGTTGATCCGTTTGTAGCGGCAAACGTAACATCTCCAGCACTTGTAGTATTTCTAATAGGAGTTATGTCATTAAATGTCTGACCTTCTTCTATGTAGTATTTAAGTTCCGTACCAAGTCCTAAAAAGTCAGAGCCATCAAGAGCCACCCAGTTATGTAACCGCCTTGCTGATCCTTCATATGTGTTAGCTGTATACTTTGCCCAGCCACCAAACTTTTCTGGAAAACCAAATCTAAATCTTACTTTATCACCATCAACAAAACCACCTTCATTACTATAAGATGTAATATCTGATATTATTCCTGGCTTAAATTTTAAAGATTGCATAGGCATTAGAAAGCACTCACTGATTTAGTTCCCGTGTAGGCATCTTCATTAACGCTACCAGTTCCATCATTAATATCTTTTAGAGCAAAAGGTCTGCTACTGCCATCATTGCCAGATATTGTACCTGTTAAACTAAAAGAACTATCTGTCGAATCTCTATCTACTTGATTAGTTGCACCAGCCGATACTGTTGCATTAAAAGGATTTGTACCAGTTAAAACACATGATATTGCTAAATTATTTGTAAATATAAATCGTCTACCTGCTGTTGGACCTACAACATCTACGTTTTTAATTTGATTAAAGGCTCCACGACCACCTACAATTCTAACAACAGCTTTACCTGTGTTTGAGTCTATAAACATTTCTATTGCAAAAGTACCGCCGTTACCATTGTTAACGCCAACCAAAGCACTATTCCATCTCATAAAACGATATGTGGCACCTGCATGAGAATGAGTTGTGTTTGTATCAGGTTGATCTGCCGATACCCCATCAAATGTACTAGGTCCACTTGGGCCTACAATGGCACCACTTATAGGTGTACCATCTTCTAAAAACGCATGAGTAAAGGACATAGCAAAATCTGATCTGTTTATATTAGTAAGTCCAACGCCACCAAAAAGAGTTGCATAACTTGTTGTATAATATGTTTCGTTAACTAAGCCACTTGTATTAGAACTGTCTTGAGGTCTTCTAATTGTCGTGTTCCCATCTCCAAAAGTAACACCACCACCTGCGGATCTATTATCGTCAACTAATGCTGTATCAAACTCGTAAGTGTCTGTTTGTACAGCAACGGTAGAGTTATCGGCTTCACTGATTGTAGTATCACCACTTCCACTAGACGTAAATGTTTTGAGTGTAGACTGCACATTACCACTGCCTTTTAACTCAAGTGTAGTACTAGAGTTTGTGGTAATAGGTGATCCACTAGAGTTTGTTATGTTATTACCATTTGTATCAAGTATTATTTTTTTATGTGCAGAGTCATTATTTAAAGTTAATTTACCACTTATAGCACCCGACAACTTAAATAATTGAATTGGTAATTTACTTTTAGCTGTACCAGCTTTGTCATTTAAAACACCAGATGAACTTACTTCAGTAAATCCTACATTTGATATTAACGGTATTGCCATGTATCACCTAATATTTAATTGATTCTACAAAAGTAAAAATAGTTCCATTTTGATTTATAGCTATTGCAAAAGATACTGAATTACCAAGACTTACACCTTGTGAGTTAGATGGGTAAGCTAAAGTTAATGTGTTAGATGAACTTGTTTTATCCACAATTATGTACTGACCTATTGCTAAACTACCTATTGCTAAAGTTAATGTAACATTACCGCCAGATGTATCAACTTTTTGATATATAGATTGTGCTGCACTTGGCGTTAGTGTTGATGTTGACGTAATAGCACTTGGCACTGATACAAGATTAGCATTAAAATATGTAGAAAATGTAGCGGCAGTGGTCTGTCTCATTGTGCCACCATCATTGGTAACAATACCATCTCCTGCTGCTACGGCAGTAGTTCCCGCACTTGTACCACCATCCATGAGATTTAGTTCTGTTGCCGTAGATGTTACACCATCTAATATATTTAATTCTGCTGCGGTAGATGTAACGGCAGTACCACCTATTCTAAGTGATGCTATATCCAAAGCATCTGTTACATCTGTAACGGCTGCACCCGAACCTGCACCATCTGCAAATATTAATTTCTTTGATCCAGCAACTATAGATACATTAGCACCAGATCCTTGTGTAAATGTAAGTGTTTGGTTTGTACCATTTTGTACTACATAAAATTTATCTTGGTCATTAGGCGATATTGTAACAGTACATGTGCCTCCTGGTGATCCAGAAAAGACAAGAACCTTATGTCCACCTTCTGATAATGTACCATCACTTGTTGTTAGTGTTTTAGATGTGCTTGATAATGTTATGGCAGCTACACCACTTATTGCTCTGTCAAGTATGTCTAAGTTGTTGTTTGTAGTATTACCCCAAGTACCAGCTTGTTCACCAGCACCTATCTTTTCTACACCACTATTTGCTGTATATGTACTTGCCATGTTTACCTCACTGTATCTCTGTCCAAGTTTCCGTACCAGACGGAGTTATTTCTGTATATGTCTCTGTGCCACTTGGAGTAATAGTTACATAACTCTCTGGTGTCGCACTTGCATTTACCACTACAAACTTAATATCTCCAACAGATGTTTTTGTAAAATTAAGATCTTTACTTGCAACACCTGACCCTATCATAATGCCATTTGATGTTTGAGTAAACTCCGTTGTTAAATCTATCTCGGATACATCTAATCTATTTGCTGCTGTGGTCTGTGTAAAGTTGGCACTTAAATCAGCAGACGTAATACCTATAAACGTACCAGTAGATGTTTGAGTAAAGTTACCATCCATCGTTGCAACACCTGCAAGTATACCAACACCTACAGAAGTCTTAGTGGATATAGCACTCATTTCTGCAATGCCACCTAATACAATACCACCTACATCTGCAATGGAAGTTTCGGCAATGGCTGAGTGACCTAGCATATTAACGCACCTGAAGCATATGTATTAGAAGCAAACACTTGTGAAGTACTATGACCATTTACTTGTCCTACTTGAAATGTTGCTGTATCATTTACATCCATATCTGCAAGAATAGATGTACCCCAACCATAATAAGCCACATCTGCATCAAAAGAATGAGTGTACAAATACTTAGTATATTCTCTATTACTAGTTGCTAATTTTAAATAATAATAAGAAGCAGAAGTATCTAAATTAGCAAGATACGCCATCCAAGATAATTGATACCTACCAGTTACAGGAGCAGTAAAAGTGTTTGAAGAAAAATCTCCACCTTGATCGAATATTTCTGTATCTAATGTTGGAGTAAATGCTCCATTTCCAAACTGTGCAGAATTACTACTCATTCCAACTAAAAAAGCAGGCTGTAGTGGTTTGGTGACAGCACCATCATGTCTAATTGTTTGAGCAGTAGTACCATTAGTAGTAAATATAATACCGGCATTTTCTCTATTAAATAATTGTAAATTACCACCATCAGTTAAACCGATAAATGAACCATCACTACTGGTATTTCCTGTTTGATCTGATGTAAATAATATTCTTATATCACTTGCATCAGTCAAATGAAAATCACCTGCTGGGCTATTCGTGCCTATTCCTATATTTCCTGTTGAGCCTTCAACAAAAAAAGCATTAGCATCATTATTTGATTCAACACGAAAGTCTATGTCTGAACTATCTTCATTAAGTACTGTTTCAGTTGGGAGTATTTCTACTCTACTTAAAAAAGAACCTGCTGTCTTAGAACCTATTTGAAAACTAGCATCTTCACTACCATCTGAAACATCTGATGCTGTTAGTTGAAATTCTACATATGTTATATCTTCATCAGCATCATTCTTACCATCAAAAAGTATTCTACCCATATTGTCACTATCGGCAGGACTAGAACTATTTCTTTGGAAGTGTAACAAAGGTCCTGATGTAGCATTTGCATCAGTAGATGTTAAAGTTAATTGTGCAGAATTATCAGCAGTGCTTATAGTTGTACCATCATTGATGGTAGCACCTGCTCCTAATAGTTTTGCTAGATCACTGGCTCTGGTCATCCTTTACCTCTTTATCTTTTAATAATGTTATAAGATTATTTGTGTAAACATTTTGAGAAACAGTTATTCTATCTAATTGTTTTTTTAATTTATGTGCTTCGGCTTGACATTCTTGTATCTGCTCAATGCAGTATTTCTGTTCTGTTGTTAAATCAGAACCATCGTATTTCTTATCGTTAATACTTATAATATTTGAATTTGTCATTATTACCCCGTGAAGTTATCTGCTGCGGTTATTGCTGCATCTATTACTGTAAAATCTTCTTTATCCCAATCAGTCAATGTTTTCTGATACTTGAGATACCCAACACTACGAGCAACTCTTGCTTTCTTCTCGTCATGTGTCATGTCATGTCCAAAGTCTGCATTTGTTGCATCACTGCCTTTTGCATGAGTAGCAATTACAACATTGATTGTATCTGCTCCATCTAAACAAGCCTTATGTGCTTGTGCTATTTCTTCTGTTGTTCTAGTCATATTATTCTCCTTTTAGTGCTGTGACTTCGGCTGATAATTCTTGGATTGCTTTTACAAGCATGGGTATCAATTCGCTTGGTGCTAGTCTTTGTCTGCCATCTGAATCGTCAACTTGCCACATATCAAAACCATCTTTAATTTCAGAATGATTATCTATTGCTGTCTTAACTTCTTGTGCAATAAATCCATGATTTACTTTTTCACCTCTTTCCATAACTCTTTTATCAGAATTAGCTACATATGCTCTATGGTCAGTAGGTATATCTTTTTCTTTTTTCCATTTAAAAGTTACTGGTCTTAAATCATTTATAAACGATAGACCTGCTGTAGATGTTGTAATTTCTTCTTTGTATCTTTCATCAGAAGGTGCAGTTATAGATGTTGCTCCAACTGATATACGAGAGTCTGTGCCACCATTACCAAAAGTAAATGAGCTATTAGAACCAACAATGTTACTTCCTAAAGTAATTTGATGAATACCATCAGTAGCAGATAAACTACCAGCATTACCTATTAAAATATTTCTATAGCCAGTTATACAGGATGCACCATTATTATCATCGTCAACTCCTCCATCACGACCTATGATGATATTGTCATAGCCTGTGGTATTAGCTGCACCTGCATTATAACCCATAAAAGTGTTGAGTGTTAC